CGCTCCTGTGAATATTTATTCGCAGAGTCCAATCTGATTTACGAATCTCCTAACCGCTCGAAATGGAGATTGACGAATGATTGGTCAGAAACGAGTAGCGGCCCTGCGTCTTTAGAGACCGGACGCAGGGCGGACGCAAATGATCTTACAAACATGAATTATGTAGAACCAAGTACGGTTAGTAGTACTCGCGCGACCCGGTGCGTAACCGGGCTTCAACCAGAAAGTGGACTAACGAATTTTATCGACTCAGGAGGTAATGTGCTGGATATGAGCTCCTCTCTTGATTTGACTGCGTCCGCTAGTGTAGACAACTTGTCATTAGCTGAGTTTTTGAAACGGCCTGTGCGTATTGGTACATTTAGGTGGCCTTTGAATGGTGACGTAAATCTCAGATTTTATCCGTGGTGGTTGTACTTAACAATACCATCCGTGTTAGAGAAGATAAGAGGATTCCGGCATCTTAGAGGCAATCTTCATGTCAAATTTGTTATTAATGGATCTGCATTTCATTATGGCAGATTGATGGCGTACTATAGACCACTAACAAATGAATACACAACACCTGTGAGCAACAATGCTAATCGTGTAGTCGATATTATGCAATGGTCCCAACAGCCGAATATTCTGATGGATCCATGTACAGGAGAAGGTGGAGAAATGATTCTCCCATTCTTTAATTACGTGGATGCAATGGAATTAGCGTATGTGCAAGACGTCGTTAATATGGGTTCTTTGTACGTAGCATCTGTAGCTCCGTTGCGTACCGCAGGCGGCCAGCTGCAGAATTTGACTGTATCGTTATATGCTTGGATGGAAAATGTAGAGTTATTTACACCAACTATTTCTGTTCCATTTTCATTTGGTACACCACCCGTAGTAAACCCTGGTGGTACGTCACCTTTTTCGATACCGATAGGAACTCCTGTGGTAACACCCGCATTAGTACCACAAAATGACGAATACACAGGTCCCATTTCCCAACCGGCTTCTGTTGTAGCTAAAGTAGCCGGAATGCTAGAGGGAGCTCCTATCATAGGCGATTATGCAAAGGCCACGAAAATTGCAGCCGGCGCAACTGCCATGGTAGCCAAAGCATATGGTTTTTCGAGACCAATTGATTTGAAAGAACCCGGAAAGATGCGGTTAGTTCCTACTGGGGGTTTAGCTACTATGAATACTGTGGACACGAGTACTAAATTAGCAATGGACGTAAAGCAAGAATTGACAATCGATGCGAAGACTGTAGGTCTTACTAACAAAGATGAATTATCAATTCAATCGTTTGGCGATCGTATGACTATGATAGACAATTTCCAATGGTCTCATACTAATACAGAGCGCCTACGATTGTGGTATATGCCTATTACACCGATGATTTTCCGGTCGTTAGTTTATACTGATAGATTGGCGAGAGTAGGTCGTAAGGTAGTTACCACACCTCAAGCTTATATTTCACAATTTTTTAAGTATTGGAGGGGTGAAGTGTGTTTTAATTTCGATGTTGTACATTGTGGGTTCCATTCAGGAAGATTGAGGATTGTAGTTGACCCTGGTGCTTCATTGGGCGTATTTCTACCCGAGAATGACAATAAAGTGATGTCGTGGGTATTAGACATTACAGAAGCTTCTAATATATGCGTACCTTGTCCGTGGATGACAAACCAGAACTATTTGCGGTGTCACGCCACGGACGAAGGAGCATCTTTTCCGGCTATAAGTTCTCTGCCATTACCAGCTTACAATAGGAATACCCATGTGGGGAACATTAGTGTCTATGTGGAGAGCTTGCTGAGCGTACCTGATGAATTGGTATCTCCGGCATTATCTGTGATTGTTAGTATGAAGATTAATAATTTTGAGCTTGCAGTTCCCCGAGATACGGATACCATAGAACTACTACCGGAATCTGATATCTTATCAACACCATCTGACGTAGAGGTGGAACACAATGTAGGTATTCCCTCAAATTTCAGAACTACAGTATTTTTTGGAGAAGAGATAACATCTTTACGCCAATTAATGAAGCGGTACCAAAAGGCTGATCATTTGCGCCTTGGCACTAAAGATACCGCTCAAACAACACCGATACATCTGTATCATTCAGCAGTATATCCGAGTATACCATTGCCCAGGTACGCTGCTAACTACAACCAGTACTTTCCTAACACGTTTATGCCTATATCACCTACAGTGATATCTATGATAATAAAGTGTTTTGTAGGTTGGAGAGGCGCAATGCGATGGAAATACATGCATTATCCATTGTCTCGAAGTACCATGTATTCAGCAATCCCTACGACAGGTGAATTTCAACGGGGTCGCGTAAACGATTTGGGCACAGACCCAAAAAGTTTTCTACATGATCAATCCGGCTTGGCCGGGTCAGCATTAATGCTAGGTAATATGGGAGCTCTGGAAATAGAGTCTCCTTATTACAGCATTCAAAGGATGAGTAACGCTCAACGAATCGATTATACACTTGGAGTGGATGGTTGGTTTGGTTTGCGAACAGATCCTTTCGTACGACTTTCAGTGCACTCAACGATAGAACCTGGACCTTCTGATAGGTCTTATATCACAAGATTGTGCGCTATAGGAGAAGATTTTCAAGTCTTTTATTTCCTATGTACTCCTAATTTGTTCATCCCAAATTAGATGCCTTAGGAAGGTAAATCTATATACGCAGCGTATATAGTCATATATAAACAATTTCAGTCTATATATGTTAGGCTGCAATTTCATATTTATGTCCCATTTTGTGTATAATAATAATAATAAAAAAAAAATAAAAA